GCCCGAAAGAGTAAGGTATGCCGTTATGAATTATATGACTTCTGTTCTTTTAAGTAAAGATTTTCCAAGAGCTGCCGATATTATTCAACTGTTTTCCGAAACGTATATTTACACAGGAAAAGCCGGTCTTGTCTTAAGTTGTTATTTGTCTACTAAGGTTTAGAAATGAAAACATTATTTATTGATACCGAAACAACAAGCCATCATTCTTCAAACTGTGGATTGGTTCAAATTGCTGGCATTATAGAAATCGACGGTAAGGAAAAAGAGAGATTTAATATCAATTCTAATATATTTGATGACGATTGGGTATCTGAAGAAGCATTAGAAATAAATAATTTAACCATGGAACAAATAAATAAGTTTCCAAAGCCAAGAATTGCGTTTGCCAAATTTATTTCTGTTCTTAAAAAACATATTGACCAGTATAATAAAACAGATAAATTTATTGTATTAGCATATAAATCAGAATTTGACAATAATGTGCTAAGAAAATGGTTTATAAAAAATAATGATAATTATTTTGGCAGCTGGTTTTGGAATCCTTGGATAGACATTATGAATCTTGCAATGTATGTTTTGCAATCAGAAAGACATCAATTAACAAATTTCAAACTTATTACAGTTGCCGAACATTTAGACATCAATTTAAATGATAGAAATATTCACGATGCTCTTTATGATGTTGAATTGGCCAGAAAAGTTTATAAGGAGATTGTATGAAAAAAACTGCAGACGTAGTGTATAAAATACCTAGACCGATTAATAAAATTGAAGGAGACAAAAAATCATATTTCCATATAATTGGAAGAGCTTTTATAGAAGAAGATAAAATTGATATAAAAATTTTTTCTATTCCAATTAATTTTAATGGTGAATTAACTATTTTTATAAAGGAATAATATGGAATTTGCCCACCTGCACAACCACAACGAATTTAGCTACCTCGATGGTTTCGGATCTGCTCAAGCTTATGCTAAAAGAGCCAAAGAGCTTGGATATAAATACTTAGGATTGACCAATCATGGGAATATCGATGGATTAATTCGCTTTCAATCAGCTTGCGAGAAGGAAGGAATTATCCCCATTCACGGCTGTGAATCTTATCTTGTACCGGATGAATTAGTAAAAGAAAAAGGCGAAAAAAGAAACCATATAACTTTATTGATTAAGAATCAAACAGGATGGCAGAATCTTTGTAAGATGCTATCGAAGGCGAATATTGAAGGCTTTTACTATAAACCAAGAATTGGCTATAAAACATTATTAGAGCATAGTGAAGGATTAATTTGCTTAACAGGTTGCGCCAATAATTTTCTTTTGACGCCAAATGGAGAAAACTTTTTTCGCAAACTAATTAATGCTTTTGAGGAAGATTTATTTCTTGAAGTAATGCCTCATAATTTGCAAGATCAAATTGAGCTAAACAACCTTTGTTTAAAACTTAGTGAAAAATATAATATTCCAACAGTAGCAACAAACGACTGTCATTATATTTTAAAAGATCAAGCAAAGATTCAGGAAGTATTACTGGCTATTCAGAGTAAGGCAAAATGGAACGATAGCAACCGCTGGAAATTTAATATCCAGGGCTTACATCTAAGAAGTATTGAAGAAATTCAAGAAGCCTTTATTTGTCAAGGAGTATTAAGTGACGAAGAAATTAATGATAGCCTTAACTGTACAATTGACATATGTGAAACATGTAAAGATTTTAGAATAGAAAAACAGAATATTAATTTGCCTGTTGTCCCTGGCTTTGAAGGTAATCCCGGAGAAATAACTTGGGAAATCGCAGAAAATAAACTTTTAGAAATAAGCCAAGATTGGGATACCAATAAGATCAATTTTTACTTTGAAAGACTCCGAGAAGAATGGAAGCTTATTGAAGAAAAGAAATTTCATCGATACTTTCTTATTGTCCACGAATTAATTTTGTGGTGCAAAGAAAATAATATTATGACTGGTCCTGGAAGAGGTAGTGTGGGTGGTTCACTTCTTGCATATTTGCTCAGTATTACCTGCGTTGATCCAATCCAATACAATCTATTGTTCTCTCGTTTTATTGCAGAAGACAGAATCGATTTGCCTGATATCGATCAAGACTTCGAAGATCAAAAGAGACATTTGGTTCGAGAACATCTTGAAGCGTTATATGGGAAGGAAAATATTTCCAGCTTATCAACATTTCTATCATTAAAAGGAAGAGGGATTATTCGTGATGTTTGCAGGGTATTTGATATTCCTTTGTCTGAAGTGGACGAATTTGCAAAATCGATTGATGATAGTGAAATAGATGAAAATGATAAAATATTACCTGAAGCGTTTAAAACAGAAACCGGAAAATATTTTTATAACAAATACCCAGAACAATGCGATATCGCAATAGCATTAGAAGGAACCAAGAAAACCGTCGGACAACATGCCGCAGCATTAATTATCAGTAATGAAGATTTACGAAATGGCAACAAGGGCAACTTGGCAATAAGGTCTGGCGAACTTGTTTCCAATTGGGACATGCAGGATTCCGAATATATAGGATTAATGAAACTTGACGTATTAGGGCTTAATACTCTTTCTATTTTAAACGAAACAAAAAGACTTATTCAAAATAATGAAGAAAAAATATTTGTCTATCATCCTGGTTCTGATTGTTATTGTATTGTTGAAAAAGATGCGTTTACAAACCCCATAGATGATTTAGATATGATTGATTTAGATTTTGAAAAAATTCCATTAAATGACCAAAAGGTATTTGATTATATTCGTGAAGGCAATACTGTTGGGATGTTTCAATTATCAACTTGGTCCATGAAAAACCTTATAAAACAATTTAACTCTTTAAAAAATATCGAAGAACTTAGTGACATTGTTGCGTTGGTTCGTCCTGGTCCTTATCAAAGTGGTATGACCGCCCAATATATTGACCGAAAAAACAATAAAACACAATGGGAGAAATTGCATAAAAAATATGAAAATATTGTTAAGGATACATTTGGTATTATTATTTATCAAGAACAAATTATGGAAGTTATCAATAAAGTTGCTGGACTTCCATATGCGACCGCAGACAAAATAAGAAAAGTTATCTCGAAAATAAGAGGGGCTAAAGGATTTAAACCTTATGAAGAATCTTTTGTTAAAGGATGTTTAGAACAAAAAACATTTAACGAAAAACAAGCAAGAGAATTTTGGGCGGTATTACAAGAACATGCTAGATATAGTTTTAACAAATCGCATTCTGTAGAATATGCAATATTAAGTTATTGGACGGCCTGGTGTAAATTTTATTTTCCATATGAATTTATCTGCTCTTGTTTAACATACGGTTCAGAAGCAAAAAAAGAAGAAATTATAGAAGAAGCTTACCGTCTTGGATTAACCATTGTTCCTCCAAGAATTGGTATTTCAGACCCTGTTAAGTGGCAAATAAAAGATCAAAAGCTATATGTTCCTTTTATTGAAATAAAAGGAATTGGAGAAAAAACAGCATATAAATGTGGCGATATATCAAAACCTCAAACCCAAGAACCGAAATCAAATAAAAAAACAGCACCAAAACTATCTGGCTTTTTTAAGCCAAAAAATGTAGATGAAGAAAATATAGTGCCGGCAAATAAAAAGGGAAAAACAGAAAAGATTTTATTTGAAATTGGAGCTTACGGAAACAAACCTTCCGGAGATATTCAAAGCTATTTCTCTTTTAGAATTGGGAATGGTGTAACGAATAATAATCAAAAATTAATTGCATTGGTTAAAAATAAAGACGAAGAAGGTATTTTGGAACTAAAAGTTAAACCGGTCACTAAAGAACCTATCATACAGGAAAATTCATTTGTTGCTAAAAAGGGGTTGACACGTTGTCATGATTGTGAATTAAGGGAACAATGTGATAAGCCAGTTCCTGCTTCTGCTGGGATATTCAATATTGCTATTGTTGGTGATGCTCCCGGGAAAAAAGACAACGACAAAGGTGTTGGATTCGTTGGTAGGTCTGGTGACTTGGTTTGGACAGAGCTTGGCAGATATGATTTGGTAAGAGATAATTTTCATATAACTAATTGCTGCCATTGTTTTCCTTATAAAACAAAAACACCGACTCAAAAAGAAATTGAAACTTGCACAGAAAAATGGTTATTTAGCGAGCTTCAAGAAATTGGTTGTAGATTAATTTTAGCATTTGGTAATAGTTGTATAACGGCATTCACAGGTAAGAAAGGTGGTATTGCTTCTTTAAATGGAAAAACTGAATGGAACGAAAAGGTTGGAGCTTGGATTTGTTGGTGTATTCATCCTTCATCAGTATTAAGAGATCCTGCTAAAATGCCGGAGTTTAAAAAAGGAATAGCAAACTTTGTTTCTAAAATAGAATTAATTGAAGGAGAATAAAAATGGAAAAGTTCTTGTTTAAAAAAGGTGATATCGTAAAAGTTTGGTCTTTGCAGAGTTTCTATGATGGAGGGTTTATTAAAGGAACAGAAGGGGTCGTAATTCAGGATCAAAATAATGGCGGTAGTGTTCTTGTTGCCGTTGTAAGAAAATTTGGAGGAAAAGATCGAATTGACCCAAGCTATGAAGTTTATAGTCAACAATTAAGATTAGTAAAAAGACCAACTAATCAAGACAATATAGATACATTTCTCAATTGGTTAGCCATTTTGCGGAAATGAGAAAAGGGAAAGTAATGATTAAAAAATTTTTTGTATTAATATTGTTGCTTTTGTCAAGGGCAGGAAGAGAATATCTTTTGTCTCATCCTGCAGAAGGAATAAGTTTATGGACATCTTTTTGGTGTAGGTTTAATGGACATAAAGAAGTTGTTTGGTATTCGTCTGGTAATGAACCCGATATGCGTTGTAAAAATTGCTTAGATGATTTGGGATGAGAATAAAAATGAAAATAGAAATTAAAAAGAAAAACTTATTTGAAATAGATGATAAAAAATACAAATTGGTACATTGTATTGCTGCTGATGCCAGAATGGGGGCGGGTATTGCTGTTCAATTTGTAAAAAAATATCCACGTCTTAAAGTTTTAAGAAATTACAATTTAAAAGTAGGCCAGTGTTGGTGGGTTGATAGTGTATTGAATTTAATCACGAAAAAAATATCAACAGGAAAACCTACATATTTATCTTTAGAAAAATCATTAATGGCATTAAAAGAACGATGCATCCTTTCTGACATTAAATTTTTGGCTATGTCAAAAATAGGTTGCGGATTAGACAGATTACAATGGGGAGAGGTATTAAATTTAATTAATAAAATATTTTCAGATACAGACATTGAGATTATTGTTTGTTTTTTGTAAAATATGAAAACCAAAATTACTGAAGAAGAATTGGCTAAGGTTGTTATTAGTACCCTTCAAGATTGGCAATGGGAAATTTATCAAGAAGTTATTGGTCATGGTGGTAGGTGTGATATCGTTGCTGTTAATAAAAATATTGTATGGGCAATTGAATGTAAAACAAGTTTTGGATTTCCAGTTTTAGAACAGGCCTTTAATTGGATTAACAAGGCACATTATGTTTCTATTGCTGTACCAAGACCAAAAGCAAATCTTTATAACAGTAGTTTAGGAAAAAGAATTTGTTTAGATTATGGTATTGGTGTTCTTTGCGTTAATTCAGGAAACAGAGATGAGGCTCACGAAATAGTAAAACCAAAACTTCATCGCAAAATCATTATTCCGTTTAAGTTACATGAAGAACAAAAAACTATTAAAAATGCAGGAACTACTGGCGGTGGGTATTGGACACCCTTTAAAAGGACAGTAAACAATTTAATTTCATTAGTAGAAAGAAAACCGGGAATTGAATTTAAAGCCTTGATGAAAGAATTAGAACACCATTATTCGTCTTTAGCTTCTGCAAAATCTTGTTTAAAAAATTTTATTGGAACTAAGGTAATTCCCGAGTTAAGAACAGAAATAGTTGATGGTAAACTTTGTGTCTTTTTAGCAAAGAAAAAATTAAATAGGAATAAAAATAGTTAAGCGATTTGTTTTAAAATAAGTATAATATAGTTATAAAAGAAAGAATTGATATGAGTAATAATTATAAAGAAGATTTAAAAATTGACGAAAATAATCTTGAATACGAATGGAAAAGACAAGCTTCCCTTTATGAAGAATGGGGAGAGAAAGCTGCAAATGCTCATTTTGAAAAAGATAAAAGGCAAGAAAAACTGGCACTTGTTAAAGCCAAGCTTGATACAGAGTATAGAAAAAAATTAAAAGAAGATAAGCCTAAAGAAGCAGAAATACTTTCAAATGTTTTGCAAGACCCAAGATACATGGAAGCAAGTAATGATTATTTAGAAGCTTATAAAACAGCCAAAGTTTTAGACGTTGCGGAAAAAGCCTTTGATCACAGAAAAAGAGCATTGGAAAATTTAACTAAGTTGTTTCTTAATAATTATTATGCAGAACCATATGTTCCAAAAAGGGCATCAGAGGCGGTTCACAGTCAGACAAGAAACGAAATTAATAACGTTTTAAAGAAAGGAACAAAGAATGAAATAAAACCATCGCTAAGGAAAAGAAATGATTAATACACAAATTGACTCACCGGAAAAATTAATTGTTTTAATAATTTTATTCTTAATATTAGGGTATATATCGTTAAGAATATTTGCAAAGGCATTGTTTATTAGTTATTTTGAAGCAAAACTTAAATATTTTATTGGAGGGAAACATGGCAAAAACGTACGAACAAATGAAGAAAGATTTATTGGAAAGAACAAAAAAGAATTATGATAGAAGAGAACCAGAATCAGGAGCAAAGTATTTTGATCGTGAAGCGGTTGCAAATGTAAAATTTTGGAAAGCGACACCCACAAAAGGAAACCCCCATATAATTGATATTATTCCTTTTGAAGCCGGTGGAAATTTTCCTGCAAACAGCGGGGTAGAAGAAGGTAGTTTGGTTTATTCTCTTGATTTATGGGTTCACCCTAATGTTGGCCCTGGTAAAGTCTCCGTAATTTGCCCTGCAAAAAATTATGGGGAACCCTGCCCGATTTGTGACGAAGTTGATGAATTGATTAAAGAAGGTGTTGAGTGGAATGAGATTCCTATTACTCCGAAAAGACGCGTTATCTATAACGTTGTTGTAATGGATGATGCAAAAACAGAAGCTCAGGGTGTTCAGATTTGGGATGTAAGCTATAAATACATGGAAGATCCGATATTGGCACTATCTAAGTCTCCTCGCGCTGGTGGAGTTGTTGCTTTTGCTGCACCTGATAAAGCTTCTGGTCGAAGCATTGCTTTTGATGTTGGTAGTGATACTTACCGTAAAATTACTGGTCATCGTTTTGAGCCCAGAGATTATGATATTTCCGAAGAGATTTTAGAACAGGCAGTTCAACTAGATCAGATTATTACTGTTTTGCCAGAAGATGAAATAAAGAAAATTTTGTTTGGTTCATCAGGAAGTCATAAAGAGGAATCAGAAGAGGAAGAAAAGAAAGAAACAAAATCGAGAAGAAGAAATGTAAAACAGGAAGAAGAGGAAGAAGATGTTCCTGATCCTGAAGAAATTACTGAAGAAGAGGAAGAAGAAAAGAAAGAAACCAAAAGAACATTGACAAAGAGATCAAAAAGTAAAGCAACATGTCAATATGGGGAAGAACATTTTGGCGTTGATTACGACGAATACCAAGAATGTGAAGAATGCGAAAATAAGCAGGAATGTTGCGAAGCAAAAGATGCAATTGAAATAGAAAAAGAGAAAAAAGAAAAAGAACAGAAAAAAGATCCTCCGAAAAGAAGAACATTGTTAAGAAGGAGATAGTAAAACTGTAAAAAACATGTTGGCATTAAATAAATAATAGATTAGACAATGAGAAGATATACGGGTGTATCAATGATTAACATTGGATTAGGAATCTTCTTTCTAGAAGCAGGGAAAAAGTCGATAAGCAAGATAGAAAATTGCTAAATGTCTTGCCCTCTAAAAACACCTAAGAGGATAATGAACCGCACCATAATGGCAATGCTTCTTTATTAATTATTATTTTTTGCCAACATGTTGACAAAAGGAGGGAAATTATGAACGAATATGTAAACAGATTTTTATCTCTGCGTTGTTCTGGCGACGTATTAAATGTCGTTAGAAGATTGCATGAACCGGAAAAAGAAATTTCCGAAAGCATGGGGGTTATCAAACATTTGAAACCCATAGTGCTTGCTGAAAAAATGAAATATACATTGTTGGATTTATGTGCAGGTAATGCACTGACTTCAATTCTTGCTGCCCATATGTTACCAATAAAAGAATCTGTTGCCATAGATAAAAAGAGACGTAGTGGTTATTATGATAAAGTTAAAAAATTTACTTATCTTGAAGATGGTATCGAAAATTGCGATTACAGCTTTGATGATTTAATCCTCATCTCTATTCATCCATGTAAAACAGCGGATACCATTGTCAGGATATTTAATGATCATAAAAACCTCAAACGCTTAATCCTAATGCCATGTTGTAATGGATCATACCAAGATGTAATTGGATATGGTTGGCTGCACGAAGACAAAAAGATTTCTGCTTATGATTTATGGACATTACATCTGGCTCAAAACATTAAAGATGCTAAGGTGAAAATTGTTACAGATAAAAAAGTATGGAGTCCTAAGCGAAATATTATAATTGCAAATCGGTAAAGGAAAAAATATGAGATTCTGTAAGCATTGCAAACAATGGACAAAATTTAAAAGGGATTGGTCGGCAATAGAATTTATCTTATATTTTATTACAGGATGGTTTTTTTGTTTAATCTTTCCATGGTTATTTTTACCATGGTTAAAACCTTTAAGATGTTCTAGCTGTGGCGCAAAAATTAACGGAGAACTATAATGGCTTTATTGAATAGAAGGAAAACAGAACCAGAAGATTTAATTGAACAACCTGAAGAATTAGCAAAGCAGGTTGAGGAAGAAATTGAAAAAGAAGCTGAAGAGTTTTTAAAGAAAAAAGAAGTTAATTGGAAAGATACACCTATTGTAAGTACCCATTCTACCCTTCTAGATTTAGCGATAAGCGGTGGAAGAGTATACGAAGGGGGAATACCATGTTCTATTCTTTGTGAGTTCTATGGCCCTGCAGGTAGTGGCAAAACTGCTATTTTATCAGAAGTTGGGGCAAGTGCTCAAGAACTTGGCGGAGAGATAATGTATGAGGATCCGGAAGCCAGACTCGATCAAGAATATGCAAGAATATATAATATCGAATTGAATAAAAAGAATTATTTTAGACCAGAAACAGTTTCTCAGGTTTTTGATCTTGTTACTGAATGGCATAAAGAACATTATAATAAAAAAATCAAAGTTGCATTAACTGATAGTCTCGCTGCCCTTACTACTGATTTAGAAATTGATACTGGAGATAAAATGGGGATGCGAAGGGCTAAAGAGTTCAGTGCTGGATTTAGAAAAAGTGCAAGAATGATTTCTGATATGCTTTGGATCTGTAGTAACCAGGAGAGAGAAGGGGATAAAGGGATTACAACACCAGGGGGAAAAGCCATTCCTTATTACTCTTCTCTTAGGGCAAGAATAAGACAGGTTAAAAAAATTGAAGTAGAAAAGAAATTGACAAGCGGAACCAAAGTATCAAAAGCAATAGGGATTGAAAGCGAGTGTTATATTTCAAAGTCAACAGTTGATGATCCGTACAGAAAAGCCTCTGTTTATATTGTTTTTGGTTACGGAATTGATGATATTCGAGGAAATCTCCAATATTTAAAAGATATGAAGAAAACGACAAGTTACAAAATTGGAGAAAAATCTTTTTTAGGTATGGAACAGGCAATTAAATATGTCGAGGAAAACGATAAAGCCGAAGATTTAAGAAAAGAAACAATTGAAACTTGGCATGAAATTGAAGAACTTTTTCAGTTCAATAAAGAAAGAAAAAGGAAAAGATAATGCTTCTAATATTTGACTGCAATTATATCGCTTGGTCTTGCGCTCATGCCTTTTCAAAAGGATTAACTTATGAAGGTTCTCCTACAGAAGTGATATTTGGTTTTATTCGTCAAATCTTAATATTGAATCAAAAGTTTGAACCGGATCAAATTGTATTTTGTTGGGACAATAGTCATAGTTTAAGAACAGAAATATACCCTAAATACAAAGCAAACAGAAAAGAATTAACAGATGAACAAAAGGAATCTATGATTCCTGTTTTTGCTCAATTCAATCAATTAAAAGAAGAGATTTTATTTCAACTCGGATTTAATAATGTGTTTTCTGTTAAAGGGTATGAATCCGATGATGTTATTGCCAGATTGGTTGAGTATGAAATAGCTGAAGAAACTGTGATTATAACGGCGGATGAAGATTTATACCAATTATTAGATAACTGTGTTCTATATTCGATTCAAAAGAAAAGAACATATACAAGAAGAGATTTAATTGCAGAATACAATTTAACACCGGCAGAATGGGTGGATGCAAAAGCATTAGGTGGTTGTAAGTCAGACAATGTCAAAGGTATTGAAAGTGTTGGAACTAAAACAGTTGAAAAATACTTACATAACAAATTAAATAAAGACAGCAAAACTTTTAAAAAGATCGAAAAAGAAAAAGACGAAATATACAAGATTAATCTTCCAATTGTTAGGTTGCCATTTACAAATACGCCAAAGCCGAAGCTAAAACAAAACAATCTAACATTAGACAGATATATTGCAGTTTGTGAAAAGTATGGATTAAATTCTTTATTACAAGATGAATATGAAAGAATTTGGATAAAAATGACAAAATTAATTCAATGGAGGTAAAAAGGATGAGTAAGTTTGTTATAAAAGAAGAAGATATTAAAAAGGCATATGAAGAAGGTAGTTCTGAAATTAAAAAAATGTTTGAAACTTTAATCCCTGACTTATTCAAAGTTAAATTTCCATGTGTAATGAAAAATCCGAAAAACGGATTGATCGTTTATATGATAAAAGAATCGAATACAAGGGGAACAGAAGGTTGCGGTTATGTATTGGACCCTGGTAAAGAATGTTATTACGCAAAACACAGATATTTGGAAACTTGGTTCTTAAGTGTTTTTGTCCCAATAAAAGATTTTAAAATAACAGAATAAGTATGCCGTATGTAAAAGAAAATAATTGTCCGTGGTGTAATGGGATAGGCATAATTTATTTTCATGGCCATAAACCAAGGGTATGTTTTAATTGTCACGGCATAAAGATAATAGGAGACAATAGATATGCAATTGGAAAATACAAGTTTCGACTTAATAAAAGAGATTAGTTCTTTATTGGCAGGAAAAGCAGAATCAGAACAAACAGCAATAGAAACATGTAGTAATATTTTGTCTCAATATTATCAAATAACAATTGAAGCAGCCAATAAAATTTTAATAATCTGGGCAGAAATAATTTATCAAAGGGGAATAAATGAAATATAAAAGAGCAATCGGTATTGACCCTGGTAATGTTGGAGCGATAGCTTTTCTTAACGTAAATAAAATAGAAATGTTTGATATGCCGACAATTAAAACAGAAGGAACCACAAAAACAAAAAAGGGAAATAAAAAGATTCATACCTCTTTAAACGAAACAGAATTACGCAATATTTTATTCAAAACAAAACCTGAACATGTATTTATTGAAAAGGCACAATCAATGCCAGGACAAGGTTCTCCAGCAACATTCAATTATGCTACTTCTTATGGTATTCTTAGGGGTATTTGTGTTGGTTTACAAATACCTTATACTTTAATTCGTCCTAATGAATGGAAAAAAAATTTGATGAAAAGTATGGAAAAAGGGAAACAAGCTTCTATTATTAGAGCACAACAATTATACCCAAAAGCTAATATTGGGAAAAGTGATGGAAGAGCAGAAGCTTTATTAATCTTGCACTATGGTATTTTCTTTTTATAAAGGTCAATATAATGAAAAGTATTTTTATAAAACCTATTCCCAGCAATTATCAATGGGCAATTGTTGATTATTATCCAGAACGTGTTTCAGCATTAGGATTTATTGATAGTCGTAGAAAAGTAAACATTATGATAGATATCAGGGCAACAGCAACAAGACTAAAAAACGGAAATTGGCGATATGTAATTGTTAATAGTTCCCATCAAGGCATAGAACCTTCCGGAAAATTAGCCCAAGAAACTGTTGAAAAAATATTAGAAAGGTTTAAGGAAAGATGATCAAATCAATATTGATTAAAAATTATCAATCCCATAAAGATACTTTTATCCAATTTAAAGATGGCCTTAATGTAATTACAGGCGCAAGCGATAGCGGGAAATCAGTTGTGCTAAGAGCTTTCCGTTGGGTTAAAGACAATAGGCCTCTTGGTGACGAGATAAAAAATTGGGATGCAAAAAACGATGATACTGTTATTGTCGAAATTGATGTTGACGGTATTATTGTTGGTAAGGAAAGAAAGAAGAAAAAAACAATTTATTATCTAATTGAGAATGGTGAAAAACAAACATTCGAAGCTGTTGATAAAGATGTCCCAGAACCAATAACAAAAGTTTTAAACCTATCAGATATAAATGTTCAATCACAACATGATAAATATTTTCTATTAGACAGTGGAATCTCTGCTGGTGAAGTAGCAAAAAAATTCAACGAAATGGTTGGTCTCGATGTTATTGACAAAACATTTAAAAACTTTAGTTCCAATATTTCTAAAACAAAAAGCGAATTAGAATATGCAGAAAAAGAGATAAAAAGAACAGATCAAGAAATTAAAAAATTATCTTTTGTTGACCAGTTTAAAGTAAAATTTCAAGAATTAAAAAAGAAAGAATCATTAATTAATCAAAGTAAAGAAAAAAGAAATGAAGTCTTTTCTTATTTGCAAAGAGGAAAAGCTATTCGTAAACAGATTGACCGGATCAAATTTTTGTTACAGTTTGAAACGAATATAAATGATTTAATAAAGAAACAAAACGAAATTGAAAAAGAACAAAAACAATTCAACACTATTAATGCCCTTTTTACCAATGGTGTTCATATCGAAGAGCAATTGTCCCGGTCTCAAATTTTATTTGGCTATGAAAAACCAATAGCGCAATTAGTTGAAAAAGGAAAAGAAATAAACGGTTTAGAAACTAAAATTTCCTTTGTTAAAGATAAAGTTCATTCATTAACCAATATTGAAAAACTAATAGTTAAATCAGAAACAGAAATGAAGAAAAATATAGAAACGCTTAACCGTCAATTAATTAGTTTGAAAGTTTGTCCATTATGCGGAGAAACATTAACAAAGCAAAAAATAAATCATATTTTATCTGCTTGATTTGTTCTAAAATAAGTATAATTGTTTTATTAAAAATAAGGAGAAAAACAAATGGA